TGAAAACAATCAAAAGTACTTTAATCTTCCTACCCGGCTTATTTCTAAGAGGTATCTTTTCCGTACCATTTATCGTGGTAGCGGTTGGGCTTTTGCTAACGACAATGAGTTTTCTCCTGTTAGCAACGACCCTGATTTCTGGGACGACATAAACGACAAATTCTACAAGAAGTACAAAGGATTAGATGCATGGCACAAAACTCTTGCAAGAACTGTAGCTGCGAGGCAGCCAATTGTATCCCCACTGGGGAGGGAATGGCTGATTTTGCCTATGCCAGATGGCAAGCTACCGTGGACTGTCTTTACAAACTATCCAGTGCAGGGGAGCTGTGCAGATCTAATGGCAGTTGCGAGAGTGAGTTTGTGGAGGCGGATGAGGAAACTCTGCATGCAATCAAAGATAGTCTCCACAGTACATGACGACATTAAAGTAGATGCACCAGAAGACGAAGTTACTACGGTAGTAAACTTAGCATATGAGGTGTTTGCTGACATACCACTAAACGTAAAGAAGATGTTTAATGTAGATCTTCCGGTAAAGTTTCCGGGGGAAGTTAAAGTAGGTAAGAACCTAAAGGAAATGACAGAATATGCGTATTCAGGTAATCGCTCCTCCCTCTGAGGAGTATGTTGATAAGGGTAATGGTAAGGGCTATAACAAGCTCACCCTGACCTTTAAAAACTTTAAGCCAGATGGCAAAGCTCCGGTAGAAGCTAAGTCTATTATGGACTTTGCTAACAAGGAAGTGTACGACAGGCTTAAGGCAGCCAAAACCAATGACATGTTCCAAATCAAACTAGAGAAGGTAAACGGTTATTGGAATTGGACAGAAGTGCACCGTGATGACGGAGAAGCACCAGTAGAAGCACCGGCAAAAGCGCCAGCACCAGCAGGAGTTAAGGTGAATACTTACGATGAAAAGAACAAGCTAGACCGGGAACGGTTTGAGTTTGATAAAGAAAAGCAAACACTGATTATTCGTCAGTCTTGCCTAGCAAGTGCAGTAGACCTGTGTAAGGATCATGGCAAGCAGCCTAATCCGGCTCAGGTAATTGAAGTAGCAGCAGAGTTTGAGAACTATGTCTGGGGCCGAGGAGTCGCAGGCATCACTAACGACATTCCAGAGTAATCATAGGAGACTATTATATGTATCAAGTATTCAAGAACAACAATCGTAGCCTACGCACCAAGTTTACAACTTATGGCGCAGCACGTGCCGCAGTACGTAAGCTAATCCGTAAGACAGTAAATCGGTTCTGGCTAGCAACTCAACCAGATCCAACGAGCCCCAACATTGGGGATTTCGGCTACTCAATCCGTAAGGTATAAGGTTAAGGGGTGCCAGACCTAATGGAGGCTTAATGTGGGTGATCCCAACCCCACGCCCCTCCTCTTATGAAAAACATTCTAAAGCTAATTCTATTTCCTGTGGCCCTTGTGCCAGTACTTTTTTTGGCATTTATTACGGTTTTTGTAGCTCTTTTTGCCAGTCTTTACGGAGACTGGGGATTTAAACAAGAGTGGAAATTTTGGAAAGAAGTAAACCTAGGACATTTAAAGGCAATCATCCCATTTTATGAGTCATAGACGCGCTAAGATGTTACGCAGGCTGCTCAAACTTAAGGGCCTGAACTGGCGGGATAACAAGACTGCCTACCGAAAAATGAAGGCTATATAGACAAATTTAATTGGAGAGCTAGATTGAGCCAGAAGTATCGTCGAGCTTTTAAGAACAAAGTAGCGGTAGTTAGCCCGCTTCAGGAGGGCCGCCGTCCATGAGTAAGCTATTGCTCGTGGACGGTTAGGTGATATGATCGCCTACAGATGTGCCGCTAGTTGTGAGCCTACAAAAACAAAACTAGAAAGAGAACCACTGGATGAAGGAATTTTTAGAGCCACAGATCTCCTACAACGAATTTGCGACACATGTGCTTCTGACAAATATCGAGTCTTTCTCTCTGGCGATAGAAACTTTAGAAAACAACTCTATCCAGACTACAAAGCTAATCGTCTACACTTGCCAAGACCAGCATACTTGGATTCCCTTCGTGAGCTTCTGGTTAGAGAATGGGGAGCTGAAGTCGTCGAGGGATATGAAGCTGATGACGGGATTGGAATGGCACATTCGGAACACACTATCGTCGTCTCAAACGACAAAGACTTCCTACAGCTCGAAGGTGTCATTTTTGACCCTGTTAAAAGCAATTTTTACACTGTATCTGAAGACGAGGCTGCCTATTCGTTTTATCTACAAATGCTTAAAGGGGATGCCTCAGATAATGTTAGTGGAGTTGCCGGAATCGGAGAAGTCCGAGGGCGAAGAATCTTGGATGGTTGCCTTCCCTCCGAGATGCACTCCCGTGTCTATGCACTCTACGACGACCCAAAACGTTTCTTTCTTAATTTCCGCTTGTTACGGATACTCCGTACCAGAGAAGAATACGAAGAAATCATGGCAGAGCTAAATGAAAACACAGTCAGCGAAAGCAAAGGGGAGACACCTACAGAAGATAGTAGTACAGAAGATCTTAGAAACGTTTCCGGAGTTAACCAAGAATGACGTCAGATCAACAAGCATGGGCGCCTCAGGCACAGACGTGCAACTATCCGCCGCAGCCCTCTCACGATTCCCTTATGATGTTGAATGCAAGAATCGAGCAGCTTTTGCAATCTATTCTGATTTTGAACAATCGAGTGGCCGCGCTGGAAGCCAGAGTAGCTCCTCCTCTGTACCCAGTGTACCCTTACTGGTCATCAAAGCCAACCATAAGCAGCCCCTAGCAGTAGTAAGCCTAGAGCATTTCATGCAGCTTTTAAAGGAATTAAATGAAAGTAAAAAAAGTAATTAAAACAGAAACTGAGACTTTTATTGTGGACTGTGAGTTTAATCAGGACGAGTTTGATTCGATCATTGAGATTGGACTAAATGTACTTCTTGCTCATGGGGCGCTTCCTTTTCAAGCCACCGAAGAAAGCAACACATATGAAGTCATCCCTCCTTCCGAACTTATGAACTAATGCGTATCTTACTTTTAGACATTGAAACCGCACCTAACTTAGTACACGTATGGGGGCTATGGCAACAAAATGTTGGACTTCCTCAAATCCTTGACTCCGGCTATGTTCTTTGCTTCGCTGCTAAGTGGCTGGGTAGCTCTGATATTATTTTTGATTCAGTCCAACGTTCGGGCGCTAAGAGGATGGTTAAACGAGTACATAAGCTTCTTGACGAAGCTGATGCTGTTATCCATTATAATGGCAGTAAGTTTGACATTCCCACTCTAAACAAAGAGTTTCTGGTACATGGTATGCCGCCCCCGGCTCCTTATCAGCAGATTGATCTACTTAAAACTGCTCGTGCTAGGTTTAAGTTCCCATCAAACAAACTTGATTATGTAGCTAAAGCTCTTGGTGTAAAACAGAAAGTTAAGCATCGAGGGCATGAGCTGTGGATCAAGTGCATGGAGAAAGACAAAGATGCATGGGAAGAAATGGAAACCTACAACAAGGGAGACATTGAAACCCTCGAAGGAGTATACTACAAGCTTCGACCTTGGATCAAAGGACACGCCAACTACAGTGTTTTTGAAAGCGATCTGGTTTGCCCAACGTGTGGCAGCACACATTATCAGCGGCGTGGATATCAATTCACTAGGGCGGGTAAATACGCCAGATTCCAATGCACAGAGTGCGGTGCGTGGTGGAGGAGCAATAAGAACGAAGCACTCGGGAAAGAAAAAGCACTAGAATGTTAGTAGAAAAGTCTTGTGCTCGGTGTAAACAAGTTCTTCCCCTCTCTTGGTTCGGTTTAGTCAAGACTTGGAATAAATCTGGAGTAAAATACAGATCTTACTGCAATCCATGCAGAGTTCAGTACAACTCAGAAAACGATAAGAAACATATAGAAAGGGTAAAGAAATCCAGAGCTAAAACAAAATACAAGCACAAGTATGGTATTCTTCCAGAAGATAAAGCTATACAAATAGAAGAACAGAAAGGAGCGTGCGCTATCTGTCAAACTGACCTTTCTGTTTTATCTCCACAAACGGTTCACGTAGACCACTGTCACTCTTCTGGTAAACTTCGTGGAGTCTTATGTGGTAGCTGTAATACTGGCTTGGGGATGTTTAAAGACAGTCTGGCTCTTTTGGAACAAGCACAAAACTATCTTCGTTCAGAAGGAATTTGGTTAAATGACACAACTAGAGTTAAACTTTGATGAGCAAACAGATGACTGGTGTGGATTTCCGTATGCCGTCGGACTTGGAAACACTAAAGCTCCTATTCCCCCATGTACTGGATATGAAGCAGACTATGAGCGGACCGAAAAACTATACCGAAAATTCAACGAATAAAGCCGCTTCGCACTTCCAAATTGCAGGAAACCATTACAGAAGGTTAAAAATACAAGTTTGGGATTATGTCATTGCTAATGACCTTGACTATTTCCAAGGCTCTATTATCAAATATGTTACGCGGTGGAAAGACAAGGGAGGAGTAGAAGACTTGCGGAAAGCTAAACATTTTCTAGACAAGTACATCGAGACTATGGAAGAGAAATACAAGCACCTTGTAGAGCGCCCAGAATGAGTGAAAAGAAGCAACACAAGTTTCACACCAAGGATCAGATTAAGCATACACACCGAGAAGCCTTCAAAGGACACAGAACAAAGAAACACTTCCTAAATTCTGTGCAAGACAAAGAGGCAGAGCATGAAATCAAACACCGAGCTAAGGATGATTAATTGGAACAGCAACGATTCAAAACCCCATTCGCAGAAGAAATCTTCCGACGTAAGTATGCCCAAGGTCCTAACGATACATGGGACGCACTCGCCGAAAGGCTGGTGGAGGATGTGTGTGGTACTCGATGGGGTACAGCACACCGATTACTTGGCCCTGAGGACTGTAAACAACTTGTTCAGTACATTTCCGAACAAAAGTTTCTTCCGGGAGGGCGATATCTATATTACGCGGGACGAGAGGCGAAATACTTCAACAATTGTTATCTACTACGAGCCGAAGAAGACACACGAGAAGAGTGGTCAAACGTCACATGGAGAGCAATGTCATGCCTAATGACAGGCGGAGGTATTGGAATTGATTACTCACGACTTCGCCCGTCTGGAAAAGTCCTTAAGAGAACTGGAGGAGTTGCTTCGGGGCCTATCCCTCTCATGCATGCGATCAACGAGATCGGACGAAATGTTATGCAAGGGGGCAGTAGACGATCTGCTATTTATGCATCACTTAATTGGCAACATGAGGACGTTAGTGACTTCCTTAAAGCTAAGAATTGGCACGACCAACAGCTAGTTCCGGGAGCAACGCATTGGGACGCAAAACAAGTAAACTTCAACCACAACGCCCCGCTGGATATGACGAATATTTCAGTCAATTACGACAATGCTTGGCTGAACAGTACGGATACAGAGAAGATTGGCGGAGTGTTCTTGGAGAACTGCCGCCAAGCGATGATGACCGGAGAACCCGGCTTCTCGTTCAATTTTGGGAACAAGGAAAATGAAACCCTTCGCAACGCATGCACTGAAGTTACCAGCAAAGATGATTCTGACGTATGCAATCTTGGCAGCGTCAATCTCGGTAATATTTCAAGTTTGGAAGAATTCAAAGATGTTGTTACTTTGGCAACCAAATTCCTCGTCTGCGGGACCCTTAGGGCTGATTTACCTTACGAGAAAGTGTACAAAGTTCGGGAAAAGAACCGCCGTCTTGGACTTGGACTTATGGGTATCCACGAGTGGCTTCTCAAAAAAGGATACAGGTACGAAATAAATGACGAACTTAAACAGTGGCTTAATGTCTACAAGAGCCAGAGTGAATCGTCTGCTAACGAGCATTGCGAGCGGCTATTTATCTCCAAACCAGTTGCATACCGCGCTATCGCTCCAACGGGATCTATCGGAATCCTTGCAAGCACGACAACAGGAATTGAACCACTCTTTGCAGTCGCTTTCAAACGACGTTTCCTTACTGACGGAACTAAATGGCGCTATCAATACGTTGTCGATGCCACCGCAGATCACATCATCCGAGAAACAGGATGCGATCCCTCCTCAATAGAAACAGCCCTAGACCTAGCAAATGACCCAGAACGACGAATCAAGTTCCAAGCAGACATTCAAGACTTTGTTGATATGTCAATTAGCAGCACCATCAACCTCCCAGCTTGGGGAGATGCTCGGAATAATGAAAGCCGAGTTACTTCATTTGCACAAGTATTGGCAAGATACGCTCCCAGACTACGAGGGTTTACATGTTATCCAGATGGAAGTAGAGGAGGTCAACCCCTCACAGCAGTAGACTACCATGAAGCCCTAAAGCACAAAGGCACTACGTTTGAAGAGATTGACGTATGTGATATTACGGGCAAAGGAGGGACTTGTGGAAGCTAAGTACTCTCATAAAGTTTATGGGCTGTCCTTTATTTGCTCCTCGATTAAACGGGTAGAACCAGAAAAACGGTTGGTGGGAGGTAAGTATGGCTGGGCTGTTCATCGTTTTCCCATTAAAAATGGAAAAACCTATGAAGAGACTGTTTGGAAAGAATTCCATGATACTTTGCGAGACAACATAATGAAAAGATACACAACCCCTTGGGAATCTTTCTAATGGCAGCTAAGTTCTCTCTAGACGAAATTGACAAGCTGTATGAACATGATCTGTTCATCCCCACTCGGACCATCTATATGGGTTCGTTTGGGAAGGACTGGGAAGAGCACGAAACCGGCGTAGACTTTACAATGGCGGAAAGCGTAATCAAGTCTTTAATGATCTTGGAGACTATTGCGCCAAAGGCAGGGCAGTCTGATGATATCACTATTATTATGAATAACCCTGGTGGGGATTGGTATCATGGCATGGCTATCTACGACGCTATTAAGTCTTGTCCACATCACATTACTATTAAGGTGTATGCCCATGCTATGAGTATGGGGTCTATCATCCTACAGGCAGCAGATGAGCGGGTGATGATGCCTAACAGTCGTCTGATGATTCACTATGGCTACTCTGGACATAACAACCATTCCAAAGTAGTACAGAAGTGGGCAGAAGAGGATAAAAAAATAGCCTCCCAAATGGAGGCTATTTATCTCGAAAAGATCCGAGAGAAGAATCCTAAGTTTACTGTTAAGAAGATGAGAGAGATGCTATCGTTTGATACTATCCTTTCAGCAGAAGAAACAGTGGCGCTAGGCTTGGCAGATAGGGTATTTTAAGTTCTTGCAACCCCCTTAACTTTTTCAAATGTACGGAGACCACCCAGACCCAGCATACCACCTAAGACATAGATCATAGCTTCCATATCAATAGGTACAACAGGCCAGTTATATCCATACGCAACAGAGATTTGTTGGATGATCGGGCCAACTAAAAACTTGTAGCCGAACGCAAAGCCGCATACCCAGCCAATAAAAGGTCTCCAACCGGAGACAAATACGGAGGGGTGTGCGGCTTCTTGTTTATTGATGTCCAGTTGTCCTACGACCAGATCCAGATCCCCCTTTAGCTGCATCTTGGCAAGCTCCAGCTTAGCCAGAGCCGCCTGATTGGCGTCAGGAAAGATCTTGTCGATAATCGTCGTAACAGTATTACTAATGGCGGTGATAGGATCAATACCCATGTCAGATCCCCTGAGTGTAAGTAGCCCTGCCGTTCACAAACTTGGCAGTCAGCACCTTGTTAAAGGCTTTGTCCGGCTCACGAATGCTTAGGTGTACCCAAGTACCTTCCCAGATCAGTTGACCAAATGGGACTTTGGAGGCTAGGATAAACCTAGCTAGCTCCTGCGGCGTACCAAAAGCAGGACAAATAATGTCCGCTGCCTCTCCACGCATGTGGTCGGAGTTCTGTGCTCCGCCGATCCTGGCGTTTAGTTCTGGGCTACGATACCCTGAGTTAATGATAATGGGCTTGCCGATCTTGTTACGCAGAACCTGCAATAGCTCCGCCACCCTCCGTAGGTTGTTAATAGCATACTCTGGAGGGGTGTTGTTAATGCCGAGTCGGTCAGCAGTTTCGGACTTGGTAAACTCGGATAGGTAGAAATTATCTGTTAGTCGGATTTCCATGAAACTCTAAATACCTCTGTAGTTTTAGCACTGCCGGCAGAGTGCCTGAAGATGCCTTGATTTGGCGTCTCTGCAGCTCTGTGGTCAGTTGCTTGATAGCGTACTCATCTACACCTTGTAGAAGAACCTGTGGGTCCCCACCTAGGTTAACGTACTTGATTACCTGCTCTGTAGCTCTTTCTGGATTACCAGAAGTAAAGTACTCCTTGGCTTTCTCGGATGCAGTTTTCATTCTCTTGTTGATCTGGAGTTCAGCTTTGGTCATCTGCCAATCCTGCTCAGTGGCTCGCTGCTCTCTAAGAGACTTCATTCCAATGTTCCGGAGATTCCTCTCTTCTGGGGTACGAACAATCTTGCCCTCAGACAGGTCAGACGGCTTTAGGGATACCTCACCACGGTTAAAGGCTGGGAGGCTCTCCATAGGCCCTTGTAGGCCCACTGGTGAGGCTTTGTAGATGTCTTGCCACTTCTCGTTCGGTGTAGCAGACGGAGAAGCCACCCCCAAGAGCTTGACTGTATCCCAAACAGATTCAGCAAACGGGAACAAATCCCCAGCAATCTTACCGGGCTCTGGTGGAACCTTGAAGATGTCTGGTAGCTGGTCAGATGCTTTCATGCGGGTCTGGATGTTAGTTCCAGTAACCGTTGAGATAGCTCCGTAAGCTAACCAGTCGTTGAGATTGTTTAGCATCATGGTCTTGGGGCCAAACTTCTTAGCTTCCATGTACTCCTTGTCTGGAAGGAAAGAGATTAGCATTTCGTATAGGTCATCCAAATCCTCTACGAACCAGAGACCAAGGGCACCAGCGGCTAAGGCTTGCATGCCTACCATAGTGGCTAGGGGCTTTACGTTACCTTTGCCTGCTTCCTTAAAGAACTTGGTAAGCTGCATAAGGTTGTTTAGCTGGTATGCGTGAAGTGTGGCAGCCGCGTCACCAGTCAGTCCGCCTCTCTCGAATGCAATAGCCCGCTCTTGAGCTCGGTAGTCTGTCATTGAAAGCGAAGTCATTTCTTCCGCCTTCTCGAACAGAGCCATTCGCCCCTTAGCTGATTTAGTGTCGTACTTCCCAGACTGTTGTAAATGTGAGACAAACGACATAAACGCCACAGAACGAGCAACTACTTCAGGAATACGAAGTGTCTGCTCAGGAACGTAAGTTAACTTCTTTACAGCCTCTGCCCGTAGCTCTTTCTTGATATCGCTAAGAGGGTTAATGTCGATGATTGCATTAGCCTCAAGGTACTTTGTAGCCTCAAGCTCCAGTGGCGACATAGCCTTTTCAGCCACTGCCCTATGGAACTTATCCGGGGCGTAGTGCCACAGTGCTGCAGAAGCTCCTGCTCCAATACCACGAAGTGTTGTAACCGCTGGGTTGTGCTTGTAGCCTAGAGAATCAAGCTGGGCATGCCACGCAGGGGTAGTAATTGCAGGCTGTAGAAACTGTGTAGCCATAAACGGAAAGCTCATAGACAGCTTGGTAAGGTAGAAGAAGTTTTTAGCTGTGCCTAGAGCTTGCTGCATAACTCCGGGAGAACGCCCGATAGCTTCTGCAATAGAGTTGTCAATAGCATCGAATACACCAGCTGTGCCGTAGCCTAGTTGGTTCTTTGCGTACTCCTTTGAGTATTGAATGTTGTTTTTCTGCAACTCTAAAATCTCTGGGTTGTTAAGGAGTTGGGATGCCTTTTCTGTAGCTGCCTGTGCTTCCGCCCACTTAAAGGCATTCTTTGCGTAGTCAAACTGCTGAATAAAGAATTCCTTTGTGTCATTCTTAGCCCACGGACGATCCCCAGCAAAGCCACGAACCCCTGTTTTGCGCTTGAAGTGCTTTTCTTGGTTTGCTACGTCTTCTGTAGTACCCTGAATGTACTCTTCATAAATAGAACGTAGAGTAGCGATACGAGGATCATCAGCATCAAGTAGCTCAAGCATGTCTAGGTAGCTGGCCTCAATGCCGTCTCCCTTTTCCATGCCCTTCTTGTACTTTACTTCTTCTGCAACAAGGTTCTTTTCTTTAGACAGGATATAGTCAATAGCTCTCTTGGCTTCTGCCTTAGAGTGTTCTGCTACCTGCCATACAGTCTTGCCTTCTGAGTCCTTGATGTTTGCTCGCCAAGGGCCTGACCAGCGAGCAGAGATGTAAGCTTCCTGAGCTGTAATAGGCTTTAGTCCTTTAGCTCTACGGGCTGCGTTCTGGGCATCAAGGGCCTCCTGCATCATGGCACGAAACTCTAGATGAGCCACAATAACGTTGTCAGACACACCAGCAGAGCGAAGCTCGTCAGCAGTGTAGTCAGTCTTGTTCTTTAGCTCCCGCATAAGAACGTCGTGCAGAATGTGCCCATTTTCTCCGGAGTTAATCAGCTTGGAGATAGACCGTTCTACAGGTTGAATTACGTTTCGGTTCTTAAAATCAGCTCGCTTAAAAGCGTTGTTGTATAGACGATACACTGTCTTAACAAGCGTAGACTGCGCAAGCTCTGAGCGAGCAAGGGCACCGGGCGTAAGAGCCCAGATATTTGAACCATCCTTTTCTTGTTTGATCTTGTTAATCAGTGCGTCGTCAATTACAGGATCCTTGGAAAGATAAATCTCTCCTGAGATCTTCTCTACTTGGTCTGCTCTGACTGTTTCAGGATCAGATACTTTTACATTAATTGTGTTTGTAGGCTCTGGATTTTCTCCCATAGCCGAAATAAATTCTCTAAATTTTGATGGGTCTGCTGCACGAGTTTTATAAAACAAGTCAAGCTCTGGGGCTTTTACTGTTTGAAGCTGAATTACGCCATCAATAGCAGTAATAGCTTGTTTTAGTATAGTATTTGTATTTGGATCTTTAAGTCCAAATAATTTTCCAACAGCTTCCACAAACTTATCTAAAATTGATTTTGCTTTGGGACCTTTTCTAGCCAAAGAGCTAGGCATGTCGTTAAGAATTTTTTGCAAGTATCTATTAGTTAATACTTCTGCAGCAAACTCTTTAACATTACTTAATCCATATATTCTTCCACCTTCTAGGGAGTAATAAGTCTTGCCGTTTTTGTCTACAAGATCTTCGGCCTTGTTTTTTACGTGTTCATACAAACGATGTAATTCTTTAACTGCAGTAGGAGCCAAAGAATCTAGTTTTCCTGTTATAGGGTGTATATATCTATTTAACAGACGTACAGTTGCCGCATGCACTAATTCATGTGCAGCAGTGCGTACATCAAATCCAATAGTAGAAAACTCAATGGTGTGCTCAAGTCCTTTGTATACTGCAGGGGCACTAGCATTGCTTCCATCGGCTTTTTTATAAGAAATAGTATTTTCAGGAAGAACCTTAATTTGCACATCTCCCACATAAGGGAGAATATCTTTTAAAAGAGCTAAAAGGTCTTTTCTTTGTGCATTAGTTCCATCACTCTCAAACATGGCTTTAATAAATGTATCCATGTTAACAGAGCCGTCAGGCTGAACTACTTCAGTTCCATTTTTAAGTTTAAATGGAATGCGTGTGTCAAGTGAGTTATCGTCAAAAATAGTAGACCGGCGGCTTCTTTGAGACAAAACTACTTCTTTTCTAGCTTCAGGTGATTTAACAATGTTTTCAGCAATAAATTTTAGAGTATCTTGCCACTTGGGAACTTCGTGTGGGGCAGGAATAAGCTCCTTTAAGTTAGTACTTGGTACAACAGGAAGTCCGGTAGCAGCGTCCTCTGAAACAGGCCAAAGAGATTGGTCAGCAGGAAGAGGCTCAGTCTTAAGACCAAGGTCTAGCTGAGTCTCTACTACTCTCCCGTCTTCGTCGAAGAGAGGTAACTGAGGATCTTGTCCTTCAGTTGTTGTTGCTTGTTCTTGAAGACGATTCTGAAGTTCTGTACGAACGAGATCAAGTTCACCTTGGCTTTCCT